ATCTGGACAGCAAAGAAAAGATACATTCTTAATGTGTGGGACTCTGAGGGAGTTAGGTATTCTGAACCTAAACTCAAGATCATGGGAATTGAGGCAGTTAAATCATCCACTCCAGCACCATGCAGGCAGATGATTAAGGATGCTCTTAAGATTATTATGACTAAGACTGAGGATGATCTTATTGATTATATTGATAAGTCTAGAAAAAAATTCTATTCTCTTCCTCCAGAAGAAATTGCTTTCCCAAGGACTGCTAACAATATTAGTAAGTATAAGTCTCATCACAGCATCTATGAGAAGGGTTGTCCCATACATGTAAGGGGAGTTTTGTTGTATAATTATTATATCAAAAAGAATAATCTGGATAACAAATATCCAAAAATTAATAATGGGGAAAAGGTTAAATTCTGTTATCTGAAGAAAGCAAATCCAATTAGAGAAAATGTCTTATCTTTCATTCAACAATTTCCAAAAGAACTTAATTTAGGAAAGTATGTAGACTATGAACTTCAGTTTGAGAAGAGTTTCATTGATCCATTAAAAACAATCCTTCAATGTATTGGTTGGAGAATTGAAAAAACAAGCACACTAGAATCACTTTTTGCGTAACTATGGACTTTTTAAAAGATATTGTAAAAGAGATTGGAGGGGAGTATACCCAACTTGCAGCAGATATTGATGAGACTGAGACTTATGTTGACACAGGTTCATACATTTTTAATGCACTGGTTTCAGGTAGTGTATTTGGTGGTGTATCTGGGAATAAAATTACTGCTATTGCTGGAGAGTCTTCTACTGGAAAGACTTTTTTCTCTCTCGCCGTGGTTAAGAACTTTCTTGATACTAATCCCGATGGTTACTGTCTCTACTTTGACACTGAGGCTGCTGTTACCAAGTCTCTACTAGAAAGTAGAGGTCTTGATACTGGTAGAATTGTAGTTGTCAATGTTGTTACCATTGAAGAGTTTAGATCTAAAGCATTGAAGGCAGTAGATCTTTATCTTAAGAAAAAAGATGGTGAACGCAAACCTTGTATGTTTGTACTAGATTCTCTAGGTATGCTTTCTACTGAGAAAGAAATTGAGGATGCCCTAAATGAAAAACAAGTTAGGGATATGACAAAATCTCAATTGGTTAAGGGTGCATTTAGAATGCTAACTCTTAAACTTGGGCAAGCAAAGATTCCTATGATTGTAACTAATCACACATATGATGTTGTTGGATCTTATATTCCAATGAAGGAAATGAGTGGTGGATCTGGTTTGAAGTATGCAGCATCTACAATCATCTACCTTTCCAAAAAGAAAGAAAAGGATGGAACAGAAATTGTTGGTAATATTATCAAGTGCAAAACTCATAAGTCTAGATTGAGTAAAGAGAATAAAGATGTTGAAGTTCGTCTTTACTATGATGATCGTGGACTTGATAAGTATTATGGACTATTAGAACTTGCTGAAAAATATGAAATCTTTAAAAAAGTGGGAACTCGTTATGATGTGGGAGACGGTACTACTCAATTTGGAAAAACTATCAATGAGAATCCAGAAAAATATTTCACTGAAGAAATTATGCAAGCACTGGATGAAGTAGCAAAGAAGGAATTTTCTTATGGTTGAATTGAATGAATTAATTCAAGTTTATGAAAATGCAATAGAACCTGAAATTTGTGAGTTTTTAATTCAATTGTTTGAGGGACAACCTCAACTTCATGAAAGAATTGAAAATAATAATAAACCAAATTTTACTCAACTCAACTTAACTGAGCATTGTAAAATTTCTAGAGATGTAGATCTTGTTCATAATACTATGATTAAGAATGCATTTACTTATAGGGATAAGTATTATGAGTTTGTTGATAAAAGAGTATTTCCAGAAGAACATGCATTTGAGCAATTTAGGATTAAGAAATATAATCCTGGTGGCACTGACATGTTTGATACCCATGTAGATGTTCAAGATTATGCAAGTGCTAGAAGATACCTTTCTTTTCTTTGGTACTTGAATGATGTTGACAAAGGTGGGAAAACAGTGTTTAATGGATTGTCTATTACCCCTAAACAAGGATCCCTAGTAGTATTCCCTCCACTATGGATGTTCCCTCATAAAGGAGAACCACCATTAAGTGGTCCAAAATATATTCTAACTGCTTATTTGCATTATAAATGATGGAGAAGATTGAGACTACAATTCTAAGAAACCTACTCTTTAATAATGATTATTGTAGGAAGGTATTGCCTTTTATTAAAAATGAATACTTTGAGAACTTTCATGAAAAAGTAGTCTTTGAAGAAATTTGTAAGTTCATTCTTTCTTATGACAACCTTGCTACTAAAGAAGTTCTCTTAATTGAAACTGAAAAAAGAACTGATATTACAGAGGATACATATAAAACTATTTGTGAATATGTATCCAACTTAGATGATACCTCTGCAGATAAGCAATGGTTAGTTGATACAACAGAAAAATGGTGTAGAGATAGGGCAATCTATCTTGCACTTATGGAGAGTATTAAGATTGCTGATGGGCAAGATGAAAAGAAATCCAGAGATGCTATTCCAACAATCCTACAAGAAGCACTTGCTGTAGGATTTGACAATCACATTGGACACGATTATTTACAAGACTATCAAGAAAGATATGAATCTTATCACAAGAAAGAAGACAAAATCCCATTTGATCTTGAGTATTTTAACAAAATTACCAAAGGGGGTCTCCCTTCTAAAACTCTTAATGTCGCACTTGCTGGTACAGGTGTCGGCAAATCTCTATTCATGTGCCACATGGCTAGCTCCGTCTTGCTCCAAGGACGGAATGTATTGTACATTACGCTTGAAATGGCAGAAGAGAAAATTGCTGAACGAATTGATGCAAACTTATTGAATGTAAACATCAAGGATATTTCAGAACTTCCTAAGAATATGTTTGAAACTAAGGTAAATAATCTTAGCAAAAAGACACAAGGAACTCTGATCATTAAGGAGTATCCTACTGCCTCTGCTCATGCAGGTCACTTCAGGGCATTGCTCAATGAACTTTCTCTTAAGAAATCATTTAGACCAGACATTATATTTGTTGACTATCTCAACATTTGTGCTTCTTCTAGGTATAAGAGTAACTTCTCGGTTAATTCTTATTCTTATATTAAAGCAATTGCTGAGGAGCTTAGAGGTCTTGCTGTTGAAACCAATGTCCCTATTGTCTCAGCTACTCAGACCACTCGTTCTGGTTATGGCAACTCTGATGTTGAACTTACTGATACTAGTGAATCCTTTGGTCTCCCTGCTACTGCTGATCTTATGTTTGCCCTTATTAGCACAGAAGAGTTGGAACAGTTGGGGCAGATTATGGTGAAGCAATTGAAGAATAGGTATAATGATTTGTCTGTAAATAAAAGATTTGTTGTTGGCATTGATAGGTCAAAAATGAGACTCTATGATTGTGAACAGAGTGCTCAAGATGGTATCCTTGACTCTGGTAAAGAGGAGGAGTATACTTATGAAGAAGAATCCAAAAAAAGTAAATTCGCAAGTTTAAAATTCTCATGATTGAAAAAGTTGATTTTAGTAAGTATCAAAACTTTGTAGATGCTGTAACTTCAGATGCATCTAAAGATTTTGTTTCCTTTGCTGATAGAATTGTTGAACTAGATCGTAAAGGTGCAAATATTGAACGACTTCTGACAGCAGGAGTTGGTATTAATGCTGAAGGTGGTGAGTTCCTTGAGATTGTAAAGAAAATGATCTTCCAAGGTAAGTCTTGGAATGAAGATAACAAAGATCACCTGATCACTGAACTTGGAGATCTGATGTGGTATGTAATGCAAGCATGTATTGCTCTTGAAGTTCCTATTGATTATGTTGTTTCTAGGAATGTAGATAAACTGATGAAGCGTTATCCTGAAGGTGCTTTTGATGTATTCTATTCTGAAAACCGTTCTGAAGATGATAGATAATAATAAACAAAAGATAAATGGCAACTGAAACAGATCTTTTTGAAGCAGCTTCCATAGTTGTTTTTTATCATGCTATAGAAAAAGGTGCTGACTTAACTCCAAATCAAGATTTAGATCTATACAATGATTTAAAAACTGAGTTTCCAAATATGGATTCTGAATGGTATCTTGGATTGTTAAAGCAAGCAAAGGCATTGATTAAGTACCTTGGACATTCTGAAGGAAATAAAGATACTTCTTGGAGGTATGCTAGGTATGGGGGATCTACTAAAACCCTACCTTCAACAAAGACAACAGACATTTATGATTATATTTGGTCTAGTTTTAGTCGTCCCCAACAGCAATTGTTTACTGGAAAAAAAGATAGCTGGAACACCACTGATGTTTACATGATAAAATCCAGTGAGGAGAGAAAGGTTAAAGACATGGTTGACCTTCTCAAAAAAGAATTTTCTGATGAAACAACATCTCCTGAAATCTTTGTTGGTACTATTAATGCTTATCTGAGCAAACTTTTAGAGCAAAAAACTTTACTTGGGATTTCTTTAAAGAAACCCACTAAATCAGAACCAGAATCTCATGTTTATGAAACTAACATAGATGTGGGT